ATATATAAGCCTTATAGTTATCCATGTTGATGACAGTATTCAACAGTTGACTATATGAGAGGTTACTACAATGACTATGTTACACACACTCAACACTGCTAAGGCAATGAATGCCAAGGCTACCGCCAAGGCTGAGGCTATTGCTAAGACGGTAGCCAAGTATGAGGCTAAAGAGGCTGTAAAAGCCTACGCTGATTACACTGTTAACTATGCTCATCTCATCAGTGCGTCAGTAGAGGTAGCAGATGCTAAAGGCTATGGTATTGATGCAGAGATTGTAGCCAAGCTCAGCTACATCAGCTACAGTAGCAATAAAGAGGTAGCTGTAGCAGAGGCATTAGCCAAGGCATCAGCTGAGGTAGCTAGCTTAGCTGTAGAGGCTATTGCCAAGGTATCAGAGTATGCGAAAAGCTTAGCATGGTATCAGCTATGGGCTAAGGCTGATGCATCAGCTACCTTGGTAGCACTGCTTAAGGCTGAAGCTAAGCATACAGTAGTAGCTACCTTGGTTAAGACGGTAGCTTCTGATGTAAAGGTATCAGCCAAGCGAATGAATAGCAATTACTAGGCATCAGATAACAGTATCAGCAGATTATAATGAGAGGCTACAATACCATGACTATCACAATCAACACTTCACTATTCAATATGTACTACATTCGCCAAGCAGAAGCCAAGGCTGAGCTTAAGGTAGCAGTAGCTAATGAAGCCTCTACCGCCTCAGCACGTACTACCGCCTATGAGGCATTGACAGCATTAGCAAAGGTAACCAAGAAGTATGAGGCTATGGTAGCTGATGCCTATGAGGCTGAAGATATGTACCTATCAGCCCATAGCTACAGTAGCCTCAGCTATAGCGAATATACGCATAAAGGCTTTAAGAATAAGCTAGCATCAGCCAAGCGAATGTATACCATAGCCAAGAAAAAACAGTATGAGCAAAATAAGCTATGGGCTAGCAAGATGAAGACTAATGATAGATATCGCTATGAGGTAGAGGCACTAGTAGCCAAGGTAGCAGAATTAGAGGTAAAGATGAGCAAGTTATTTTGGGCTGAGGTAGAAACCTCAGTAGAGGCTGATATATCAGCCTATGCTGTAGAGGTAGCAGTAGCTAACGTAGCCAAGGCTAAGGCTGTAGCTGTAGAGGCGGTAGCTGAGGCTGAGGTAGCTGTAGAGGCTGTAGCTGTAGAGGCTGTAGCTGTAGAGGCTGTAGAGGCTGTAGAGGCTAAAGCTCTAAAGGATAAAGTAAAGCATAGCATGGTACGTGCGAATGAGCTTCAACAGGATATTGTAAAGGCATCTACTAAGGTAGCTGAGCTAAAGGCTAAGGCTGATGAGCTTCAGAATAATCCTTATAGCTACCTCAATAGCTGTAAAGTAGCTACCGTATTAGCTAACCTTAAAAAAGCCAAGGCTGAGCTAAAAGAGGCTAAGGCTAATGTAGCCAAGGCTAATGCTAAGGCTGAAGTAGCTGAGGCTGAGCTAATTAAGTATTATGCTGAGGCTTCTGCTGATGAGGTTAAGCTAGCATCTGCTGTATATCGTATCACGGTAGCAGAGGCTAAAGTAGAAAAGGCTGAGGCTACAGCTAAAACAGCACGTGCTGAGAGAAGTAAGGCAAGTAAAGAAGTGTGGTCAAAAGCATGGGCTGAAGTAGAGGCTGTAGCATATGAGGCTAAGGCGGTAGAGGCTAATACGGTAGAGGCATCAGCTGAGGTAGCTGAGGTAGCTGAGGCGGTAGCTGTAGCAGAGGTAGCTACCACTGATAAAGATGAGGCTTTTGATATTGATACAGCACGTGCTGAGGCATGGGCTGAGGCTGAGGTAGCTATGGTAGCTGAGGCTAAGGCTAAAGGTAAAGAGGCGGTAGCACGTGCTATAGCTGAGGTAGATGAGGCTGAGGCTAATGCACGTGCTATAGCTAATGCTAACTATTTTGATGCTAACGAATATAGTAAAGCCAAGGCTGAGGCATGGGCTAAGGCTGATGCATTAGCACGTATTAGAGAAGCTGAGGCTAAGGCTGAAGCTGAGGCTGAGCTAAGGCTGAAGCTGAGGCTAAGGCTGAAGCTGAGGCTGAGGCTAAGGCTGAAGCTGAGGCTAAGGCTGAGGCTGAGGCTTCTGAGGCTAAAGCTGAGGCGGTAGAGGCTAACTATATCTATAGTGATATGGTAAAGGTAGCATGGGCTGAAGTGTTAGAGGCTGAGGCTGAAGCTAAGGCTAATGCTAAGGCTGAAGTAGTAAAAGCTTCAATGGTAGCATGGGCTAAAAAAGCTGAGGCTACATTATTAGCCTATAGCTACATGGCAACAGTATATAATACCTACCTCTGTAATCCTATTACAGCAGAGATAACTGAATGCATTGCAGCCAAGGCTGAGGCTGAGGCTGAAGCTATGGGCTTATTGCTAGCTAAAGATAAGGCTTTTAAGGCTAAGTATATCTATATGATGTATAACTTAGCAGAGGCATCAGAGGCATTAGCCAAGGCTAAGGCATCTGCTAAGCTATGGGCTGATACATATGCGAATGCTTTAAATGGTACACATAGCTATGGTAGCTTAGATAATTACAATCTCAGAGATACAGTTAATTCGTGCCAAGCTACTGTATTAGAGGCTGAGGCGGTATACAATACAATCTACCGTGATATAGAAAAGTATACCATTAAATATCCTACAGAGGCTGAGGCATCTCACAATGAATTAATAGCCTTAGTATCAGCCAAGGCTAAAGAAGCCAAGGCTACCGCCAAGGCTAATACATGGGCTGAGCTAACGAAAAGCGTTACACAATTAGCAGATAATGCAGAGTATACAGCAGATATTAAGGCATGGGCTAATATTATCAGCTACGATAACTATCACTATGCATTAAAGGCTGAGCTATCAGTAGAGGTATATACAATCTTTTATAGCCTCATAGAACACATATACGATACTACAACAGATGATGAAGCTTTTACTGTAGGCATTACAGAGGCGGTAGCTGTAGCAAAATACCACTATATGGTATATAACCATATGCATCAGCATATCAATTATCTTAGCTACCATAAAGCCTCAGAGGCTGAGGCGGTAGATGAGGCTAACGATAATACAGAGGCTTCTGCTATGGTAGCTGATGAGATAATTTTAGCTACTAATAATAAAGCCAAGGCTGAGGTTGAATTAATCCAAGCTATCAATAACCTTAAAAGCTATAACTTTAATGGTTGGCATATGCCTATGCTAGCAGAGGCTAAGGCGGTAGCTGAGGCTTCTGAGGCTGAGGCTAAGGCAATAGCTGAGGCATGGGCTGAGGTAGCAGAGGCTGTAGCTACATTAGCTGAGGCTAAGACTAAGGCTGTAGTATTTAATCGTGCTGAGGCTATCAGCTCAGCTCATATAGCACTAGCGAATGCATGGGCTGTATATAATAACTTAGTGGTTAATAGTTAGTAGTAATAGTATAAGAGGCTGAGGTAGTAAGAGGCTACTACCTCAGCAGATGAGAGGCTAAGCAATGAATAAGCAAAAGGCAATTAAGGCTACCATAGCATCTGTAGCAAATCACTATGTAGCATCTGTATTAGCATCTGTAATAGCTGAGGCTATGCAAAAAATGGTAGTAGAGGCTGAAGCGAATAAAGCCAAGGCGGTATCAGCTAAAGCTGAGGCATGGGCTGAGGTAGATTATAAGATACATAGCCAAGTAGCTATAAAGGCTAAGGCGGTATCTGAGGCATTTAATGCTAAGGCTGTATCTGCTGAGGCATTAGCCAAGGCATGGGCTGTATATTCTGATACATTAGAGATGAGAGGCTAAGAATGATTACACAAAATACGGTAGAGGCATCTGCAGCTAAGGCTAGTAAAGCATTAAGCTACTACTTAAGCATTGTAGATAATGCCAAGGTATCAGAGGCTAGCATAGCCAAGGCATCAGCTGAGGCTAAAGCGTGGGCTGTAGTATCGTTAGTAGAGGCTAAGGCTGTAAAGGCGGTAGAATTATATGAGGCCTTAGTAAAAGCCCATGGTATCAAAAAAGTAATATATATAGATGCTCATATGCAATATATTATTAATGCATCAGAGGCGGTAGCCTTGGCTATGCTGTATAAGTTGATTGTATCTAATATGCACAAAAAGCCTATGCATGATATTTTATCTAAAGCCTCTGAGGCTTCAAAGGTAAAAGTTAAAGCATATGCTGATGCCAAGTATAAGGCGGTAGATGCTAGCAGAAGCTACTATAAAGCTATGATGTATGAATATAGCTACCGCAATTTTGATATATATCTATGCGAATATATCAATACTACAAAAGATATATCTGAGGCTATAGATAAAGCATTTATAAAGCAGAATGCTATTAATGTAGCGTATGAGGCTGTAAAGGCTGAGGTAGCTAAGTATGAGGCTGAGCTAGCTGAGCTAAAAGAAGCTACTGTAGCAGCTAAGGCTAAGCGTTACACTGAGGCATATTATACAGTGAAGTTAGCCAAGGCTGAGGCAATTGAGGCATTAGAATTATCACTATGTAAGTATAATGAAGCCTTAGAGAAGCTAATGAGCTATAAAGATGATACTGTAGTAGCTGAGGCTAATGCTAAGGCTGATGAGGCTACAGATTATACTACTCTTAGTATTATATGGGCTGAGGCTAAGGCTAAGGCTGAGGCTTTTCATAGTGAAGTATATAACAGATATATTAATGCTAAAGGCTTAGCCAAGGTAGAGGCATCATTTACATATACAGCATGGGCTGAGGTAGCTGATGAGGTAGCCAAGGTTAAAGCATGGGCTGATATAGTAGAGGCATCAGCTACCATAGCCAAGGTATCAAAGGCTAAGTATAATGAGGCATTGAATGAGGCTAATGAGGCTGAGGCTGAAGTATGGGCTGTATTTTTTGATACACGTCAAAAGTTAGATAATGCCTATAGCCTACTATGGGCTAAAGAGGCTGAGGCGGTAGCTAATTCTGTATATAAGGTACGATTATATCACTATAGGCAATTGTACAATTATTACAATAAAGAGGTAGGCAATGAATAACTTATATGAGCTAAAGGTAGCCAAGGCTAAGGCATTAGCATACACTGTATATCATAATACAATCTATGAATATGCCACAAAATTATATAGCCTATACACTGAGGCGGTAGATATTGAATTAGCTACTGATGCTATGAAAAGGCGGTATGTAAAGCCAAGTAATTATATTTATGATTATATGAGGCCCATAGCAGAGGCGGTAGAGGCTAAAGATACACTAGCAAAAGCATGGGCTATTAAGCATAAATTAGCATCAGCTGATGCCTCTGCAGCCTCTTATGCTGTAGCTGTATCTATGTATGCATCATATGTAATTACTAATGTATTAGTAATAGATGCCTCTTATAATAGCCTAGCTACAGAAGCCTACAGTATGCTTAATAATAGTACTGATACAGCTATACATACTGCTAAAGATGTATATATAGATGCCTTAGCAGAATATGCCTATACTGTAAAGCTAAAGGCTGTATTACTAGCCCATTGCAATTATTTACAATCTACTACTAATAAGATTGTATCTATGCATAAAGGATTACAGAATATAGCAGAGGCATGGGCTGAGGCTAAGGTAGCAGAAGCTGAAGCTGAGAGTATGCGAATTAATACAGAGGCTAATACCATTAAATGGTATGCATCTACATTCGCTACTACTAAAGAATATGAGGCGGTAGTATTAGCTCATAGAGATGCCTACATATTTGCTATTAATGGTAAAGGCTAGCATATGTATTATCTTAATTGTATACCGCCTTAGATGAGGCTGATTTAGCAGAGGCAATAGAGGCTAATAATTATTATTATATGAATGAGGCTATTACATGATGTATGCATATGAGTATGAGGCTACTGCTGAGGCGGTAGAGGCGGTAGAGGCTAAGGCTAAGGTATCAATTAAGCGAAAAGCCAAGGCTAAGGCTAAAGCAGCTAAGGCTGTAGCCAAGGCATCAGCTAAGGCTACTGTATTTATGGTAAAGCCTAAAGCTATTAGCAAATATAAGGCATTAGCTGATGCACTGAATGAGTATTATACAGATAATGAGGCTACGTATGAATAACCAAGATAAAGCAATGATTAAGCTATGGGCTGAGGCTGAGGCTAAAATATACCAAAAAGCCAAGGCTGAGGCTGAGGCATCTATTAAATTATTAGCACGTGCTTATATGCCTAAGGTTAATGTATTTGCTAATGATATTGATAGCTACTACTACTATACCAAGGCTTGGCATGATTGTATTAATAACTTTAATAATGATACAGATGAGGCGGTAGCTGAAGTAGATGCTATTACTAAGGCTTATGATGCATCAGTGTTAGTAGTGAAGCTAAAAGGCTTATTATTAGAGGCTGATATTAAGCTAGCAGAGGCGGTAGATGCTAATAATAAAGCCTCAGAGGCGGTAGTATATACATATGATACAGCATGGGCTGAGGCTAGTAATAGTCTACAATCGCACTACAGTGATGAGAGTAGAGAAGCGTATGCTGATGCTATGTATTTATTACATAATGCACAAAAGCATCATGCTAATACCAAAATGTTATTAGCCAAGGCTAAGGCTGATAAAGCTGAGGCTGAGTATGAGGTAGCCAAGGCTGAGCTAATTTATAATATTTGCATAAAGTAGAATGAGGCATATGATGAGTAATAACACTAGTGAAGTAATAAAGGCTACTAAAATTACACTAGCAGAGGCGGTAGCTGATGCTAAAGTATGGGCTGATATAGCTGAGGCGGCATTAATTAGTTATACTATTAGCTACTCTACATACAATCTGAGTGTTAATGGGCTAGAGTATACTGCTGATAGTAAAGTAGGCTTAAAGCATATACACCTAAGTAATTATATTAAGTATAAAGAGGCTGAGGCATGGGCTAATGCTTATAAGGTATTGATTAATGCTAAGCTCAGAGTAATAAAGGCATTAGAGGCTAAGGCTGAGGCATGGGCTAATGCTACATATTTTAGTGCTAAGGCATCTAATGAGTATACTAATACTGTAATTATGCTTTATGCTAAAAATGAGCTATGGGCATTAGATGAGTATAATGTTTTTTGTAATCATGCTGTATCAATTATGAATGAGGCTAATAATGAATAAAGATTATAAGCAGCTAGCTTTTTTAGTAAAAGAGGTAGCAGTAGCTGAGGCTAATAATAACGCCAAGGCATGGGCTAAGGTAGCTGATGATGCAAAAGTTAATGCATATAAATATCATTCTATATGCCTTAATAGCTCAGATGATAAGAATAAAGCATACTATATATATACTATGCTAGAATTACAATCTAATTTAATGAGTAAAGAAGCGGAGGCATTAGCACGTGCTGAGGCATTAATAGCTGAGGCTGAGGCTGAGGTAGCTAAAGCCTATGAGGCATTAGAGGCTATAAAGAATAGTTATGCATATTATTCATTAATGAATGAAAAGAAGTAGAGGCATAAGATGATGAGAATTAAATTATCAGATCTAAAAATACGTGCTGAGGCGGTAGGCTTATACGTTAATAGATACAATGGTAGATATTCAGTAGGCTATCATAATGAGTATTTTGTAGATAATAGTCATTATGTAGCGAATAGCATTAAAGAGGCATTTGCTTATTTAGTAGGCTATACTAGCCTTTACTACAATCAGAAGTTAATTATTAAGTTAGCAGAGGCTACAGATGCAAAATAAAATTATTAATACATCACGCCAAGCCTTTAATAGAGAAGTATTATTAAAGGCTAAGGCATTAGCAGCTATTGATTATCATGCTATGAATTATGAGTATGATGCATTAGCTACCTATGAGCTAACTGCTGAGGCTAAAGATTATGCTTTAGAGGCAAGTAAGGCATATAACTATGAGGCTAATAATTATAGCTTTACTGATGATCAAAAAGATATTTTTACTACATGGGCTGAGGCATCTGCTGAGGCTACATTAACCTCATCTATGAATGCTTATATGGTTATGAATAAGCCGCCTATATACAATAGCGTGTTATCTGAGCTACATAATAAAGGCTATAATAATCATCTTTATATAAAAGATGAGGCTTTTGCAGATGCCTATATTATCGCATATACGTATTATCTGTATCTATTATCTTTAGATATAACTGAAGTTATGAATAAGAAGTATGATGCTAAAGCAGATAAAAAGTATAAAGCTAAAGCCAAATACTACAGAGTAAAAGGCAATGCAGCCAAGGTAGCTGAAGCGAATGCTAACTATTTTACTGATACGCTAGCGTATAATTGTAATCATAAATGTATGAATGATTACATGAATATTCTATATGGTAATTCATACAAGTATTTTACAATTTATTTAATTACTAAGGCTAATGATAATGAATAATACACTGATTAACCTGTATAAGGCTACGTATGATAATGCTACAGAATTAGCTAATAAGATTACACGTATTGAGGATCACTATACTCATATAGGCTTTACACACTACAATGATAGTACTACCTATTATGATAATTCTATGATAGATGATTGTATACAATGGGCTAATGTAGAATTGCAATATACAGCTACATATATAGCACTATTATCTAATTACAATAAAGCTAATAAGGCTGAGGCTACTGCTGAGGCTGATGAGCTATTAAAGGCAATTAAGCATAATAGCAAAATATCATTAGTTAGCTATGATGTATATATGCAGAAGCGTATTAGATACGTATTATCTAAGAATATTATTAACTTAGCCTCATACTATCAATACTTAGCCTCTTATTTTGCTAATAATGAGGTAGCAGCTAAGTATAAGCGTATAGAATATTCTGTATACAATCCTACAATTACATATAATGAATTACTACAGATATATCTATTATTAGATTATTCATACCGTGATAATTCGATTATTAAGAATGAGCTGAGAGGTGTGATCTGTTAGAGCTATTAGTATTAATTATCTGCTTTATTTATCACTATACAAAAAACAGAATTAAATAAATACAATACATATAATAATGCCTCAGCCTTTAAAAGCTGAGGCATTATTATATGTATATGCATGGGCTACCGCCTCAGCTGATACCTCAGCACGTGCTATAGCTTAGCCTCAGCTACCGCCTCTATAGATGCCTCTGCAGCTCAGCCCATAGCTCAGCCCATAGCTCAGCCCATAGCTCAGCCCATAGCTCAGCCCATAGCTCAGTAGATGCCTCAGCACGTGCTATAGCTTAGCTGTAGAGGCGGTAGCTGAGGCGGTAGCTGAGGCCTCAGAAGCCTCTACAGCTAATATAATCATTAGTGGTATACCATGCCTACCGCCTACATTCTAAAGTAAGGCAAAATTGATGCAAATAAAGGTATCAATATTCATTGTGTTTTGCTATCACAACACATATCAGATTATATATATACCATTATAGGCGGTTGCCACTACGCGCGAATGTGTGATGATTGCATCATCATCGGCGTTATAGGCGGTTGCAATTACGCATACGGCGAGATTCTGTTTTTTCTCTTAAGCCTTATAGGCGATTGCAACTACGCATATGTATTATGAGATTCATCTCATCTGCTTCTCATCTAATTCTCATAAAAATGCCTACCAAACCACTTTTCTTTGTGTTACAATCAACCATGTTGAAGTTAGTAGAAAGGAAACCAAAAGTGATTGAGCTAAACGATTTCTTGCAGTACAACGGAGATGTGCAAACGCAGATGCGACGGATTGCGACAGACATGAAATCATCACGGAGCTATTGGAAACAGATTAAGCAGTATCATCAAGTGAATTTTAAATCGTTTGATTTGTTTCCTGAATTAAAAACTAGTGATGTTATCAAAAAACGTGAGCATGAGCTTTGGTTGCAGGTAGCACACAATACGATTAAGTATTATCAGTACATGGGATTTCGTACAGAGTCAGAGTGGTGGGAAGCAACACTTAAATCTATTCAGCAGTATGCCATTGTATTTGATAAAACCATTGTAACGTTTGATGGCAAAGGCGATATGTGGGTAGTACCTGCAAACATGGATAACATGGTTGTTCATGAGGGTATTCGACCAGCATACGATTGGAAGTTTGAGATTTGTCGTACAACCAAAAGTGGTATTATCCGACAAAGAGGTGGCGAGAATGGTATGAATAGTGCGATTTGGTGCAAGATTCGACCACACACCTATAAGGAATACGTGTCCAAGTTTTTTGCACACTTGGATAAGAATGAGATTGTGCATGGTGCATACACCGATGAGAACATTGCGATGGATATGATTAAAACTGCAATGCATCTGATGGGATCGCATAAAGTTAAGTGGATTATTGAGTAGAAAGGTGTGACGATGGAACAAATTACAAATGTTGCGGCATGGATTAGTGAGATTGGCGAGATTGAGTCAGAGATTAAGATGTTGGAGATTCAAAAGCAGGGATTGCGTGATCAGCTATTGAATCACATGAAATCGCTTGGTGTAACGAAAGTGAAAGCAGATCACATTGGCACTGCCATGATTACTGCCGATAAGAAGCGTGTCACGTATGATGTGGATGGATTAGATTCGCTTACTGCCCAATTGTTGCGTGATGGAGAATTGCACACGGCAAATGCTATTGCTAATCTGCGTGAAGAAAAGGTATCAAATGGATACCTAATGATTAAAAAGGAGAAATAAATTATGTCACCGTCAATGTCTTATTGTGCCATGGAAAATACTGTTAGTGAGCTTGAACAAGTTGTTGAGATTCTGGAAGAAGCTATTCGAAATAATTATCATGATATGAATAGCACGGAGATTGATTCATTAGAGCGATTAGAATCATTGTCCAAAGATGTGGTCAAATTGCTTAAGCAATTCCACACCAATCGCATCAAGCACAAGGATTATGAAGCAGATGAAGCCATGGATGGTGATGATGAATGGGGTATCGACGATGATGATGATTCAGATGATGATGTAGAAAGTGAGCAATAACTTGAACAAGAAACAAGGATGTGGAATTGCAGTAGGTGCGGTGTTGATGTTGTCAGTGTGTGGATTACTTGGGAAAGCATCCGATCTCGCATCGAAAGCTCCAACGGTATCGCCAACGATGTTGCCAACGATTACACTTGAAAAGCCTACCATCATGCCTACGGCAACGATGATGATTAAAGTAAACGTGTGTGGTGACAACGACGTACAAGATTTCAATACGGCACTGCTATCCGTACAACAGCATTGGATGGAAAGCAGGTATCTCTCTGCTATTGATGCCGTCACATCAGAATGGAATAACACCAAACAACCATTGGGATGCGGAGATGATGCGATTTTAGAGGATATTGATGCCATGGTACGCATCGCTATTGGAGAGCGCAAAACTGCTATGATGTTGGATGGTGAGAAACGTGACAAGCATATGATTATGGCAATTAGTGCGTATAGCAAAATTGTCGAATACCAGAATAGCTGGTTAGAAACGGTAGAATAATGAAAATCAAATTTGAGCGTACCATTCACGACGTGGATTGCCTTGTGTCAAGCTGGAAGTCTGGATGGCAATCAACGGTTGTGATAAATGACTGCGTACACGTGATTAAAATGGTATACATCAAGTGGGGATCAGTAACGATTTACATGATTCAAATGGAAACTAACCAAGACACGAAATCGTTTTGGGGCACACTCTCACAATGCGAGGATTGGTTTACGAATGTGCTTGGTCGCACCATTGAGATTGTGTTGTCTGACTATGATACGGTATTGAACAATCTACACACGGCAGCTAAGGAAAAGAAGCGCAAAGAAAGCGAGGCATTAAGTGACGTATAAGAACAATAGCAATGCTGGCAATGCTGGTAGCAATCGGTTAGCAAACTATGTATCGGTCGCAGAGAGAGTGCATGATGCACAAGGCGAATTGTTGCGTATTGAAACCACTGCGCCAATCATGCTCAATGAACAGATGGGATATATTCGATGTACCGTTTATATGCGAAACGACCGCACCGCAACAGGCACTGCTACATTCCGATTGGATCTTGGTGGCAATTCTGCCAAAGCAACCAATCCTATCGAGGATTGTGAAACTAGTGCCGTCGGTCGTGCGTTGGCTTTTCTAGGATATAGTGCCGACAAGCGTATGGGATTCAGTATTGCATCGAAAGAGGAAATCGAGGAAGCGCAACGACGATCTGAAGCGGTGGTGGCAAAGCAACCAAACCGCAATGAAATCATAGCACGCTGCGAGGAATTGCTGGCACAAGCAGTGGAAAAGCAAATTACGGTAACGCATCAGTATCTGGATATGCCATGGGAAGATTTAGACATAGCTGAAATCATTCAGCTAGGCAAGTATCTCAAGGCACAAGTCACAAAGTAATATCATTGTATGCATCCATACTTGTCGTATGGCAGGTATGGATGCAATTTAAAGGAATATATGCCAAACGTTTTTAAGGAAACCTCAGATTATGCGAATCATCTGCGTGATGTAATGAGGTTGCGAATCACACATATGGAATCAATGATACAGGAATTGAACACGATTCACATTGCTACATTGGGAATTGCACGATTGGGATTGTCTACCATTGAGGAACAACGAATGCGTCAAATACGGATGATGGATTTTGCAATCGACCAGCTGAATGAAAAAATGGGTAAGCTGGGCGAGATTCATATGAGTGAGAGTCAGCACGGCTTGTTGTTGGCAGATGCCATGTTGCGCTTGTATGAGCATATTGAAAGGCATGGCATCCCGATTGGTCGTGATGAAGCGCAGGGATTGCAATGAATGCACTAACACGATTTTTTACACTACGCATGGATTCAGAAGTAGACAATATGATGCACGAATTATCCATTCGATTACGCATCAGTAAGGGAGATGTAATCCGTCATGCAATCAGAGCATTATACAAAAGCCAATTCAGCCGTCACACTAATGAGTAGTAGTTTATCGCCGGATCTCCATATGCTTACGGTTATCAGAGCAAAGGCAGAATTATCCACGGTATCGGATCACATCCGTAACGTGATGCAACGATGGATTGATGCTGATTCGCCGTTGTGTGAAGTGAGTATGGATAAGTTTAGAGTAGGTGTTGCAGCCTATTTCAGTGATGAGCAATACCATCGTGTGCGAGATGTTGCCAAACGTCGGCGTATCAGTGTTGCTCATGCGATACGCATTGCGCTTACTTGGTATCATTACAAGGGATGATGGCTAGTGAGGGGAAGTGGAAGGCACTAGCCATCTATAGTATTGTAGCAGGATGCAAATGTAATGTATACAAAAGTGCCAAATAGTTTCTTTGATATTCTGCCATCGCTATCTGGCACGGAAGCGATGATTATGATGGTGATATACCGAAACACCTATGGATGGCAACGGAAATCTGCGACGCTTTCGCTATCAACATTGGCAAAGCTCACAGGATGCTCTGTAAGGCAGTGTAGCACTGCAAGTGGTCGCCTTATAGCCATGGGAATACTTACGCACGTAGAGAGTCAATTAGGGTATGTATACACGCCAATAGACAATGGCATACCAGATGTGGTGTGCGATGAGCTTTCTTCTTCTTCTGGTATTGCAGAAATTGCTATAGAAGAAATTGCTATAGCAAAAATTGCACCGCCACCTATGCAAAAATTGCATACATATAAAGAAAGGAAAGAAAGTATTGCTACAACATCTGTCGATGTTGCGCCAAAGGCAAAGCGTGATGCAAAACCAAAAGAAGATTTGCCACCAGATGCACTAGGAATATTTCGGTCAACACATCGCCTCCAAGTGCCAATTGCTATCAGAGAGCAAGTGGTGTCAACGGTAAAAGACTTGGCCAAGTGGGAATCTATTTGTCGTGAGTGGGTAGCACGTGGCTACCGTAAAGGCAATGTGAGTGGATGCTTGGAAGTGTACCAGAAAGGATGGAAAGGCAATGCCAAATCAACACAACGAGGGGATACCCAACGACAACACCGTGAAAGCCGGATGGGATCGTATCTTGCCGAATACGCAGACGAAATCCCCATTGATGGAAATGGGAATAATCCATGATGGTATGACCGGTAGGGAAGTGTTCGAGGCTTCCAAGAAGTATTGGGCAGAGTATTACAAAAACCGTGCTAAGAAGCGCAAAGTGGTGTATCGCACACAACCATGGGTAGTAGGTTGTAAGTGTGATGGTGCTGGATGGTATCTGTTAGATGTAGACAAGGCAGACTACCGACATGGGCAGCTGCAACGATGTCAGTGTAATGGTGCTGGCACATTATTCAAGAAGTCGTTAGACGTGTTTGGTGATGATACATTCGATACGTTTGAATTGGCACGACCAATGGCAAGTTATAAATCTGGTGACCACACCATCACTGCTGATTTCCAAAAGCAACGATTGCAAAAAGCATTCGATGTATTGAGCAACGACGAATACGGCAACGGCAAATCATTCTACTTGTGGGGCAATGTAGGATGTGGCAAAAGCCACTTGGCGAGGGCTTGGGCAATCCGATTTTCAGAGATGGGATGTGGTGTCATGTACCGTGTCATGCCGTCACTGATTGATGAGCTGCGCCACGCAGTGAAGCTCAACACCGTAGACTCTATCATTGAGCGGTTAGCGAACATTGACGTGCTTGTATTAGACGACGTTGGCGCAGAGGATGATCACTCTGATTGGATTCGTGGGCGCATATTCCGCATCATTGATGGTCGTACACATCGTAAGACACTCTACACCAGCAACGTTGATCCGGCAGATTTGTACGATAAGCTGGATGAGCGCATTGCAGATCGCATCAATCAAGCAAACCGTCTTTGGTTGCCACTACAATCGTATCGTCAAGTTATCCGTGAGAAAGGAAAAGCATAATGACTAAATTACAGTACTTAATCCAATCGGTTGATAATGATTGGTATACGCCAAAAAAATACATTGAATCAGCAAAAAAAGTATTTGATGGTGAAATCCATTTTGATCCTTTTAGTTGTCATGAAGCAAATTTACTGATTCAAGCAAAATCATATTTTACAAAAAATGATGATGCATTTTTATTGGATTGGCCAAAAGCAAAATCAGTATGGTGTAATCCACCATACGAGCGTGGATTAATCAATAAATCAGTTGATACTGTTATTACATATGCATCAAATATGGATGTTGATACACAGATTATCATGGTTGTCAATTCCAGCACTGATACATCGTGGTATCAAAAATTGCTAAAACATTCCTCTGCTATGTGTTTTACAAATCATCGAATCAAATTCATTTATGCCAATAGCAGAGCTTCAACCGGCAACACACGTGGTCAAACATTTTTCTATTTTGGCAATGACTCTTGTAATTTTAAATTACATTTTGAACAATATGGTGTTGTGATTAGTAAGGATAAATGCAATGGCTAAACTAGTGCGAATTGTGGCAAAGCAATCAAATGGTATGTTTGGTTTTGAAATTGATGATGAAGTTGTATCTATTTTGCCATTGATTGGTGAAAATAAAACGACAATCACTTTTAGAACACCAAATGGTAATTTGTTCTCTGCCAACATAGTAAAAAAGGAAACCAATACCGTGTTTTTTGATTCGTACTATGTAGATTCGATTGTGCAGCTAGGGGATAATAAATGAAAGCATTATCCTTATTTAGTGGGATAGGTGGATTTGATTTAGGGTTTTTACGTGCTGGTATGGATATTGTTGGTATGTGCGAGATTGATAAACACGCACAAAAGGTGCTACGCAAGCGATTTCCCGATGCCGAATTATATGATGATGTAAAAAAGATTGGAGCAAGTAATCATGCCAAAGGAACAATTAACCTTATTTCCGGAGGATTCCCATGTCAAGACGTTTCGGTTGCAGGAAAGCGTGCTGGATTGGATGGGAAACGATCCGGACTTTGGTTTGAATTCGCAAGAATTATTGACGAAATTGAGCCAAAATGGGTGGTCATCGAAAACGTCCCAGGTTTATTTTCTTCAGCAAGCGGAGAAGATTTTGCCACCATCATTCAATGGCTGGCAAACAGGGGGTATGGTGTGGGCTGGCGAGTGTTTGACTCTCAATATTTCGGATTGGCCCAGCGACGAAAAAGAGTGTTCATTGTCGCAAGTTTTGGAACAACAAGTTTTGCCAAAGTATTATTTGAGCAAAATAGCATCTCAAGGCATCATTCGACGAGCCGAAAAAAGGGGGAAAAAAATACCAGCCCCACTGATGAATGCACTGATAAACGTAGCTGGTGTTGGAAATTTAGAAATGGTGGAAATCCAACCGGAGAGCGAGGCGGTGTTGCAACAAAACCAGGCGGATTAGGCTATCTTGAATCCAATGAATGTGCATTTACTATTTCTGCTACACAAGATCAGTACATTTCATTTAGTATTCCAAAATCATCTAATCCAATTACTACTAAAGAGGGTATGCGACATTCAGGTGATACCGGCACGTTAATTCCAATAACGTATAGTATGCGAGAAGATGATAAGGCAAATACATTTTCATTAACGGAAATAGATAAGTCACTTGCATTGCAAGCATTACAACCAGCTACTACATCACATCACGCACAAATGCTGATTGTTGATAATACACTTTGGGAAGCATCACACGGTTATGATCCTATTCGTGTATCAAATAATCAAGATATTGTACCAACGCTATCGGCTAAAATGGGCACAGGTGGTAACAATGTGCCACTTGTTGGTGTGCGACGGTTAACACCAACAGAATGTGAGCGATTGCAAGGCTTTCCCGATGGATGGACTGATGGACAACAAGATACCCAAAGATACAAACAATTAGGCAACGCTGTATCAGTAAATGTTGCAGAGTGGATTGGTAAACGAATTATGGAGTATAACAATGAGTGAGCCACGATACAAAAACCGCACATATCGGAATTGGCAAGAAGAAGAATTGCTCTGGTTGCAGAAGATGCACCAAGCAGGATTGTCAGTGCGAGATATTGCCTACACACTAAAACGATCTACCTATAGTGTGTACACACAAGTCAGTAGACTAAAGTTAAACATGAACACACCGCTTGAAGATAGCGATATAAGCGCACATGATTTAGCTGCGATGATGGCAGTGCATCGCACACAAATTGAAAACTATTTGACACATGGATTGAATGGATATATTCGTGGTGCTAAACGCTATTTCACAATTCAGCAAATAAAGGATTGGCTAATTGGTGGCATGGCAGATATTCAATGGAATCGCAGGGATGTACTAGATCCTCGGTTTTTGCGATTGGTCGATGAGTGCCGGCAGAAGTCTAGCAAGTGGTTAGTCAATCGCAGGGAAGTAGTAACCGCATTTGGCGTAGTAAACCAAACGATTACCAATTGGTTGCGCTTGAATGAATTCCCAAAACCATCAATTATCAAGTATCCAAATCAACAAATCTGGAATAAACAGGAAGTAGAAACTTGGGCATGGAAAAACGGCAGAGTAATCAAATGGACGGATGGAGCATAGAGCTACCATATCCACCAACAATTAATCATGCGTACATGACAATTAAAAGTGGTAAGCGATTGCTCAAACCAGAATTCATTGAATTCAAATACATAGTACGCACACTTGTTGCAAATGGAAAGCAACTACGTGGATTACCACTGCCACCACTTCAGCTGTTCATTGAAGTATATCCACCAGACAAGCGCAAACGAGATCTAGACAACATCATCAAGGTGCTTCAAGATGCAATCTTTGACGGATTGCATCTTGATGATAGCATGGTAACTACGCTTGCAGTAACAAGGAAAACCGTGGTTAAGCAGGGAAAAGTCATTGTATATTTTAACAGTGACACTAGTAGCCAATGGTTTTCACAATTTGCTTTACGCTCTCAAAATTGACTTTAGCCAAATCTTCCCAAGTTTGTACGCTACAACGCAATCCCGATTTTTGTATCTGCGATAGTGCTGGCGATAGACGAATGAATGTTTTGGTCATATCATCCAATCCATCATCTAAGGTGGCATAAGCGAGTACGTGCGCAAAGTGCGCTGCAACACCAGCTGTTGCCGTATCAAACACGTGCTTGCTATTGATGGCAGGATTATTTGCTCTCATGAATGTTTCTTTTTTAAAAAAATCACTTTCATGAATGGCATGAGCAAATATCCATACATTGCCTATACTCGTAAGATGTCCAAACGTGGTGTAGGCAATGCTTAACTCATGTCGCACATCAACATCCAAATGTCGTGTGTATGATCCCATCCAATTATAAAGATGTTCGTGTGATGTTTTAGTCCCACCTAAAATTCGCATATGGCATTCCTTACTTATTCGAGTGCTTGAATTTGTTTGCCTTTACAAGCAGTGCTAATTCCAATCCGGCATCGTACAAATCTGCTGGCTCTAAGTTTAGCTGATAACCATTGCGGTCGATTTGCAGACTGACACGGTTAATATACTGCAAACCAGGGTAAGTTTGTGCATATGTACTATACAACGGTTTTAGCTCTTGAATACTTAAATTGCGATCTGGTATAACTTGTGTTGGAGGGATTTCGTTACCGGCAATTGAGTATATCTTGGAGCTACCAAGTTGCTTGATATAGTGAATTGTTGAGTAATTAATTTGCGCTATATCTAATGTGTATTGACCATCACCAAACACACCATACATAAGTGTTTGACCAGCTGATGTGCCTACCTCATACAAATCATTGAGAATCTGATTGTAGCTTGTATATGCATCCCATGTGTTTGTTGCAGCGTTAAGATTGCCGGTTGTTGGCAGTGTATATCCAATCGTAAACCATGCATTTGGATTCAGCACCAATCCCATGACATTCACAATGCTTTGTGCAATATCAACAGCAGTGCCAGCAAACGTTGCAGTTGGACACTTCCAATTGGTTATTTGGTAATACCCAATACATTCAAGTGTGATACTACACACCTGTCGGCTTCTAGACTCGGCAGTAGTCTTTGTTTCGATAGTAGGTGCGCCATAGCGATTAAGGTGGCGTGTGAGCAATGCTGTTTGCATTGCAGCCGATATGGTTGTGCCGTTTAACCGTATGACTTGGAATTTATCACCATACGCTCTGGCAACATTATCATCATACAACGATGATGATGCAAGCGTACCATTGCCGGTATACAATGCAAACCTGCTGGCATAATTCTCTACACCAATTGATGTAGTTGCACTGCCAAAGTCAATCGTCACGCGATTTACGATACCACACCAGATTTGTTGTGCGTATTGATCGTACACTCGTACATGGTTTAGTACTGAATTCAGGTATTGCGCTGCCTGTTTAACAGGAACATCTAACTTAATGGTTGCGCTTTCACATCCACCAAGTGCGGTTATTGAATGAGCATAACTAGAAATATTACCAGCTATCTGCGTAACATTTGTGTAAATTGGTGTATTGTATGTGCTACCTGTCAGCAAGTTGACTGTCAATTTGTCTATCATGTTATCCCTTTATTGACTGATAGATAGAGGCAAATTTAAATTCCGCTTCAATTAATGGATAGTCAAGCGCACTATAAGGATAATAAGAACACGTTGAATCCATGACATACATCACACAATTCAATACACCTGTTTGGTCCGATATGCGAATGTTTGTGCCTCGGATTTCACACGCTTCATTAAACGTGTATCTTTCGCCAATATTTGTCGTAGTAATAAATCCTTTGAGATATGGCAATGGTTGTGCAGGAAATTCCACTTGGTCATAAAATGAAATTAAATTGTACGAAACATTATCTTCAGTACGGGATGTCCAATCACTTGTTGGAAATAATTCCACAATTTGATTGCTACGATACATAAATATTTTAGAAAAAGTAAATGTGCGAGATGAGCCACGATTAATATTGCGCAGTTGAATTTGCACCGGCAAATTAAAATTGATGTAGTAATCAGCATATCCACTAAACAAGTTATCTATATCAATAGGTGGCAAAATAAACAAACGATTTGTGGCGTTACTGCTGTTAATTTGCGTACCAACAGATCGCACATATGGAGTGTTATACCCCTTGATTGATGCTCTCATTTCGATTTCGTTTGATTGCACATTGCTCATAACTACTGCAATTTGCAATGGCGCAGTTACATTGCTGTTATCTCGCACATTGTATGTAAGTAGTGTTGCGTATGTGTAAGTATTGCCAGCTGTAATCGTGCCACTCGTTGTAGTGTTTGTTGCGCTAAATGTATCATTGCTGGTAATCGCAAGCGCAACAGGCCCAAATTTGTAAGTGGTTGCTGATAGATAAAAGTTTATATCAACATTTACTAAACTTCCAAGTAATGACGTTGATGGATTGACAATAGATACCGGTGCATCTTGGAATGCAAGCGTTTGAATTACTGCTGATGATGTATAACTGCTATCACTTCCGTATGGAGAGCGAGTAAGTGTTAATTGCAGATACACAATCGGATTTTTATAGTTTTTCAAATCACGTCCAAATGTTTCCGGTTTTTCTTGAACTAACGCACTATGGATTAACCACTCGGTGTATGTGGTTTGTTGTGCGTGTTTGATGCGCAAGATTTGTGGGCCGGTATATTCTTGGTAAGTAAGTGCCTTGCGAATTGTTTGCACAATTTCCATGCAGTTATTTGGCGACGATCCTATTACGGCAACCTCGATAGTATCTTCTTGGATTTCCGCTCCACGTTGCACTAATTCTTGTGTCAATGTAAATGGTGCGCCACCAGAATACACGTCAATCAGTTGCGTTGCTGTTGGCGTATAGGTGCGACCATCTGCCTCGGAAGTCACAACAATTGGAGTAGTTGTCGCAGATGATACACTACCACTTACTATACCCATACCACTCGTGTTATTTAAATGTAATGGCTTAAAATACGTACCCCATGTGATAAACAATTAAGGCCTCCGATCATTGATTTGACCTTGAAGAATTGACAATACTGTTTTGGCAATTTCATTAGGATCAGCTTGACTCGTTACTGATACGCTAATGCCACCAACATTTACATTGGTCGTGTTGTTGCTATCAGTAATGGAAATCGTACCTTGACCACCACCAATGCCAGATGGCATTCCATTGAATCCAGCTAACTGCTCTGGTGTAAGGATGCTAGCGTTTTCTTTCACCTTTAGCATTGCAGCTGCAAGCAATTCTAACGAACCACGCATGGCATCAACACCGGCAACATACCTGCCAGATAAATCGTTAATGCTATTGCCAGCAATAGTAAGATTGTCAATGATGTTCTTACGACCGGTTTCGTCAACATCAGTTAAATCTTTTACGGCATCAATTGCATCGGTAATAATCTGCTTGCGTTGCATTCGCTCCGCTTCACTTTCATCTCGTGACGCAGCTTCAGCTATGCTGGTTTTTGTGCCGTAATACTCATCTAACGCAGCTAATGATTTATCGTAAATTGTTTTGGCACGCTCAAGTGCCTCTGGATCTTTACCAAGTCTGACTTGTGTGTCGTGATATTTCCATGCTAATTCGTCTTGCTTGGCAAACTTTTCTTCTTGAATAGATAAGAAAGTTTGTGCAAACTTGCCCTCACCAGCAGCTGCAATTTCATTTGCTTTGCGCACTGCCTCATTGGTTTTTAATTGATGATACGCTTCAATGTTTTCACGTGCCAACAATCGTTGCTTTTCTTTAGCATCAATTTCCTTGCCCTTGCCCTCGACCAAGTCAAGATCATTTGCCATCATCTCATATGATTGCATTTGTTGCATTTGCAATGTAGATGCATAGTATGATTGCAATGCTCTAATTCGCTTGCGGTATGATTCCTCATCAAATGCAAGTAACTTCTGCAATGTATCTTGTTCGATTTCCAGCATTTTGTCATTGTTGTCTTTAACAATGCCGGTTTTTTCTTTTGATTTTTCATTCAAAATCTTATTTACTTTATCCATGTACGCTACATTGCGCACATATCCCTTACCATCATCAGCATACGCTCGCAACATTTCTCGTTGCGCTTGACCAGCTTGACCACCATAAAATTCTTCAGTACCAGGTATGTAAATGCCGGTAACTTTTCTTGTAATAGCTGAAATATCAAAATTGGCAAGTTTCATCATGCCAAGCAATAATTCCTTAGCCTTGTCATTGGTAACACCAAATGCAGATGCAATAATGCCTTGCGCTGCTGATAATTGCAATGTGCCACCAATAAGTGCCTTATTCGCTTCATCTAGTAACGACGTGACATTCTGTTGTTTTAATCCCTCTTGATTTGATGCAATCATAGAATCAATTAAACTACGATAGGCTTCACTTAAGGTTTCAATATTTGCAGACAATCCCATCGCAATATCCGCTTGTTCTTGCGTGATGGCATTTTCGTCTAACTTTAATTGAATCATTTCTTGAGCTTGCTCAATCGAAATACCACGAATGCGAGATAACCGCTCGGCAACATTTTCATGCCCCTCCTCGGATGCACGCACTGCCGCATTTAACACAACCTCTGTCGCCTTGTTTTCGTTTGACTGACGCTGTTTGTCAATCATGTCGTCAAACTTTGACGAATAACCAGCAATAACCGGATCAGCCCCTGTTGATTCAACAAATGCAATGCGTGCTAAACGATTGCGCTCTGCAATTAACAATCGTTGTTTTCGATCATATTCAACTGCGTTATTATATGCAACATCTTCTGCTATAAGGCGATTTTTTACCACCTCATTTTCAATTATGCCACTACGAACTAATTCCTCATAATATGCTTTTTTCTCAGCAGTCATTCTTCTTGTAATATCAACAATTTTTTCACCCTTAGACAAATCAACGTCAACCGCTTGGTCAGCCATTAATGTTGCAGAATTTCTTGCCAAAAAAGCAGCAATTGCATCTGCTGGGCCTTGGAAAAATCTAGCAGTTGATTGACCAATAATATCTAATGAATTATTTGCAGCTGCGTTTAATCTGTCATATGACGCTGCTGTAGTATTCAAACGTGCCGATAAAATGTCAGCAGTAATACCTTGCTTGTTAAGCAATTCAGTTAAGCCAGCGATTTGTGCATTTGCATCACCAGCGTAACTTGCAAGTTTATTTACCTCATCTGCTGGTAATTCAAAACGACGACGCAACGACATGGGATCGCCAGACAATAATTCTTGAAGCGCAATTGTTGCACCTTGGATGCCTTGTGCTGGATCTCGCAATGACAACAAATTGATGATGTCATTTAGGTTTTGCAATGACACACCGCTTGTGTTACTAATTTGCTGGAAAACTAATAATGAATCAATGTTTTCTTTTAGTGTTCCACCAAATTTCATTTGATTGGCATATGCAACTTGCATGGCTTGTGCATATTTTATTGCAGCATTTGCACTTGGAATTAATCCAGCAGTTTGCACCAATCCTAATAAAGTTACTTGTGATTTTTCTAATTCATTCCCACGCTGAATCATGTCATATAATTTTTCAAATCCATGTCTAACTACGGAAAGTGCAAACATAAGTGAATTAAACGAATGCAATGTTGATTGCCATGTTTTATTCATGTTACTAACAGCATTGCCACCACCAGCAGTACCACCACCACTTAATTGTGGTGTAGGTGAACTTGTGTTTTGATTTCTTACAACAATATTTGTTGCTGGCAATTTTGCCACTGCTTGTGCAATTAATGCCATATTCTTAGCAACAGTTGTAGTTGAAATTGCAAGACGATCCATTTGAGTGGCTAATTTTGCAAATGATGCACCTTTTAGTGCATTTATCATGTTATTCAAACCAGCAGGTGAACCTACCGTTGACATTTTAACCATTGAAGTAACAAGTAAATTTAATTCACTTGCACTGTTGCCTAAACTAATTTTACTAATCTTACTTAATGACTTTACAAAGGCATCTAAATTGGCTGACGAACTGCCAATTTTCGACATATTAGATGTTGTTGTTGAAAACTTACTTAAATCGTTTGTAATATTTCCAATATTAATTTTTGATGTACGTGTTAATGTACTTGCAAAAGAAGCCAATGCTTTTTTTGCATCTTCCGAAGATGTCACCGTACTTTCAAATTTAGTACTGACTTCTTTAAGGATAGGGGATAACTGATCATTACCCGTAAAATCTACATGAAATGTTTCAGCCATATCCCCTACCTTAATAACGAAAAGAATTAACCTTGGACTCAACTGCCATACACGTCAACAAGGGAAGTATATTCTCTAACGGCTCTGCCTCTAGCGCACTAGGTAATACATGGAATTCACGGCAGAGTCGTAAGATTAATAATTCATATGGCATCGCCTCACCACCGACATGAAGGTGCGCCATCAAGCGGATTTCGAGGCTTTTCCCTCTTGGTCTTTGGGATTATCCAAATCATAGAATTGTACGATAACTTGCTCCCACACCTTTGGAAAATCTTCCAATGGAATGTGCGCAACGCCACCCTCAATTACTTGATCAAGCCAATCAATAATCTCTGCATCATTTGCTTCCCCTTTTCTGATGCGCCAAACAGTTTTCATGTCTGGAAGTTTCAGCTTTTCCTTTTTCAACTTATACAGATATTGTTGATTTGACATTACGTGCCACTCCCTCCGGCAGTGTTATTCGCACTAGTCTTTTGCACACTAGGCGTTTTAACCTTAAAACTACCCATAACAGGCCCAGCTGCACTCGCATCAACAGGTGGATACCTAAATCCAGACATTACTGCTGGCGATCCGGTAACCGGCGTGCGAAACAAGAAGTTAGCACCAGCACTACCACCAGCCGGAATCCATCTTACATAGACAACGCTTCCATTTGCAGTCGCTTCAAAACCAGAGCGTGCAACTTCAAATGCCTCGGTTGACGATTCGGAATAAACCAAATTGAATTCAAGCTCAATTGGTTGGCGTTTGCCAGCAGTCACGATTGCCGTGTCGCCATCCAACGTATATCCCTCACCGGTATTGCGAGTCTGATCCGTGCTTTGCACTGATTGCATCGCACCAGAAATGTCTTTCCAATTTGCCGAACTGCTCAAATCAAAGCAAATCTCAACACGTGCGATTACACCACTGATTGCACCACTAGTTTGTGCCATGACAACCTCCTAATTGGTTTCTTTGACCACTAAAGTAACAATGATTGCATCGTAAAACTTGCCAGATTTATCTGGCCATTCTAGTACGCTACATTCACCATCCACCATCTCAATTGAATATTTGTCGGTTGCAATATTTCGTGCTTGAGAAACAAATTCCCCAAGATACGAATATACATCAAACGAAACATCGGATAAACCAATGCCTGCATTAATAGCTCGCAACAAGCAAATATCACGGATTAACCATTGTGCGTTATACCCATAACCAGAGAATGTCGTGCGTGTGAATTCGCCAACTGATATACCAGATCCACGATGGCTAATAAACCGATACGGCAACACTGCTGATTCTGCGCTATCACGCAAGGTTGTAGAATAATGTCCAACATATCCATTGATAGATAAACCGGCAATTTGTGCTACGATGGTGTCAATGCTACTCATATTACTAATCTCCGATATTCATTAATAATAGCCATAACATCTTCAGGAAATGACACCTTAGAAATAATCCCATCACGTGTCACAATTGTACGATTAGCATCAATGGAATTGTCTTTTTTCCGATACATTTCCGCTGCCAACACCATTGTGGCATATGCAATATCCGTTGGTGCGGTAATTGAATATGCCCAACGTCCTGTAACAGAAATCGCCGCATCAGGCGAATCATCCCATGTCCATACCACACTTGAATTCATCTTCAATCGGATTGCAAAAAACGGATCACCATTAGCAACTGCATTAATCGGCAGTGTTACATACTTACTACTATCAACAACCGTATTGTCACCATTAGTGACCGTTGTTATTTGACAACAATCATATCGGTTAAACCATAACACTCGTTGATCGTAGTAATCGTAATAACGATTATATGCAACCTGCGTTATATCTACATAATCTTGATACCGTACCGCATCGAATTTTCGAGTAGTATCACTTGACGCTTCAAACTTGCGCTCCGTCATACTCTCAATTACTGATTGCGCTTGTGCAACAAAATCAGTAAGCAAAGCATCATCAGATGTTTCGCCCGATGGTATTTTCAAATACCCTTTTACTTTTGCTAATGTCGTGTATGCCATTAAATCAATTCTTCCCGATGAAAATTATCAGCGTGTTGATCTGGCCATAAAATCTTCCGTGTTGACACTTGATGTACGTGTCCACATCGTACACCAAAATGTGCGTGTTGTTTGATCCCGTGTGTTTGACAATCTAGCGAAAAGAACCAATCGTTACACGCAACACCATCTCGACGAAATGGAATCTTTTCCAATACATGACGCTTAATCATCGTAAAACCTAAACCAACACCTTTCATCTCAATAATGGAATTGTTGTTACAATATTGCACTGTTTCAAGGTATGAGTGTTCGGTAATAGACAATCCCTCATCTTTACTGACGGTAACAAATGCATTCCAACGCAGATTTGGCTTTTGACGCAAACAATATATTCCAAAAGCCACATCCATATTTGCTCTTGCAAGCATAATAATGCCATCTTGTGGAATAATAATGTCATCCTCAATAGACAAAAACGCATCACAATCAGAAGCGAGGAATTGCTCACGTGCTAACTTATATTGATGAGTGACATTATCATACCCATCTTTATAAGGTTGTTCATGCATATACTCAATATACATATGTGGTTGTGCCCATGCAAGTCTGGCTTGCCATAGTGCAGTATGCACACGTCCAATGGTACGCATTCTTGGCATAAACATGAACAACTTCATAAGCAATTCCTTGTCTTAATTACGCTACGATTTCATTTACCGATGCTAAGTTATAGTCACTTGCTGGCTCATATCGTGCCACACCGGCAAGTGCAACTGCTGACAAAAGAGCAGCACCACTTGGCGTGAGATCTAAACGAATATAACGCACACCAGCAGTTTCACATTCCTCGGCAGTGACTTCGATAATCGCTTCCTTATTGTTATCAATAGTACCACTAAATGCACCAGCTGTTAATGACTTGCCGGTAATGGTCGTGGCAAATGTGCTATTGTCGGTAGAACCGGTAACAGCAGCTGCAACCGTGTTTGCGCCAATAACACCGTTATTGATAACAAAAATTACTCGCCGAAATAACCGCATATCAACGCCATCGCTTGACGTTTTGGCACTGTATGATGCCGGATGAATTGTTGCGATTAATGACAACGCTTGGCTTAACTGTTCAGTATACTGCATTGGTTTCTCCTAGCTCAACTTAATAAACGGCGAAACTTGATATGCACCATCAGCAAGCAAGATTTTGTCTTTCAATGCTGGTTGCCCATCAAGGCGTGCCGTCATGCGCAAAGTCATCATGTCGGTCAAGAATGCAGGTGCATCACTCGTGCTGATAGTGGTATCTTGGCGATCAAGCAAGTAGTATGCACTACGATCAACCAACAACACATCACCAGCAGTGCCAAGCACCGGCACTTTTTCCGTAAACAATACAGTGTGACCAAGCAATTGCGTTGATGGTCGACCTTGTAAGTCACGCAAGAAAGTGACAAAATTGCCGGTTTCAGCCATGCTATACAATTTAGGCATTACCGATTGATGCATGATAAATACCGCACGACCCATGGCAGCTGCGGGCAAACGTGCAATCATGTTCTTGGCATCAAGCAACGTGAAATCACTTGCCGTTTGGCGAGTCACCGAATAGGTGGCAGGTGCATTCAAAATCCCCAATGGCTTACCTACACCATTACCATTGATGAAATTGTAATCCTCAAACCATGCTTTGGCTTGACCAAATTGGCGAGAAAGCATTGAACTTAATGCAGGTGCATCTGACAACAATTCTGAAGTCACTTGCACATACGCACCAAGCTTGTTTACTTTCAAGTCAATCATTTCAAACTTCATTTGCGTTTGAGTGATGTTACCAGCTTCTGCCGTCCAAAACAATTTTACACCAGCCAAGAATGCTGACGATCCATCAGGTGCAACAGTCTGGTCGTACCGTGGTGCTTTGTATTCGGGATTGCTGGTGCGGATAACGGTTGCACCACCACGAATGATAGCTTCCTCAATGGCATAGCCATCAATCATGTTAGCGAATTCAGGTGGCACAAGATAACCACCAAGCGTGCCGTTTGATTCTACTTGCGCTTTGGTCGCATACACTTCCGACAATCGCTTTGAGTCATTGCGCATGACGGCAGCCAAAAAGTCAGGAAAGTTTTTGACACTCTTATCCGCAGTGCCACCATCAGGCGAAATGACTCCAGCACGTGCGGTAATAGGATCGTTGAGAATCTGTTGGAGAATGTCATTTTTCAATGACGGCATAATGGCGTTTGCCAATTGCGCATAATCTACAACAATGTTTTCAGGATTCGACATTGTAACTACCTCTTATAAATAATGACGGTTGGTCGCCGTAACTGCGCATCATCAGATGCCTCTGCATTTACCTTTGGCGTATTATGAATGAGCGTGCGTGGCTCTGCTGGTGTAGGCGTAAGCGAAAGCTCACCAATTACCCAGCATTTTAGCTCACCACTATCTCTAGTCACCAAGTGAGAGATTGCGCCGGTAGACAAACCAAGCGCACCTGTTTTGATTAATTCCTTAATCTTTGACGCATACTTGTGGCGTTTGTTTAATTGGAAATCAAACCACATACCACTATCATCAGAATTTGCATCCAATACCGTGCCAATTGCATCTTTGATTTCACCTTGAGCATGGTCAAAATACAATGGCATTCCTTTGAATGGTCTTTCACTGCCAACTTCGGTAGACTTGGTAAATGTATCACCTACCAAGTCTTTACCACCCCAGACAACCCCTAACCCACGATAAACTTCACCATCATCGCTAATGGATTTTATTTCTTCTTGGTAGGGGATGCTTTTGCTGGTTTCATATACCCCATTGGTGCTTTGCCCATCGGCGACTTGCCCATCGGTGCTTTGCCCATCGGTGCTTTGCCCATTGCCATCTTCTTCTTCGCTGCCATCTGCGTACTCGCTTTCTGTTAACCGATCTTCACTAATAATCCAAAAACGGCAAACACCCATTGGCTCAATAGTGCCACTGACGATTGCACATCCAGAACCACGTTGAAAAATGCATTCCATGCAACACTTGCCAGCATGATTTTTATTATCGCTTTCACTGCGATAATCGCAACCATTTGCATCATCATCTTGGTCAAATAATCCAAATCGCGTGACAATCATGTTGAGTGAGTCAGCAGTAATTATTTGTTTTTCAGTATATGGCATTAATCACCTATCTTAACTAATACAGATTTAGGCAACATTCCTTTATCTGTACTAACCCATTCCTCGTTAAACCACTCATTGACATTTTTTAGGTAGTCTATTGCATCAATAGATTTACCCTCTTGAATATACGATAGCACACCCATGGCACACAATTCAAGTGATTTAGTGACACGATATGGTTTTGCACCACGTGCTTTAACCATTTTCTCGTATTGAGATACCAAATATGCACTTGCATACGCACTTGGCCACACTGCATACTTTTGACGTGCCTTAATTCTTGCACGTTTATACAGTGCTGGAAACATGACTTGCTCTGGTACAGGTAACTCACCACGCACACTTGGTTTGCGCACTTGATTACTTGCAGTGTTGCCACGTTTATTATATCCAGATATAAGTTTGCCGTTGCGAGAGTATGATGATACGGTAATGGCTTTTAATCCGTCTAATGCAATCTTTGCTGATTCGTATGCAGTAATTATTTCGTCATTCATTATTGACCCGTAATCTTTACTATCCGTAATTGCATATTGGCATCAACCGTACCTGTTGCAGCAGCTGCCGTAAACGTACCAGCAGCTGAAGATAACACGTTAACTGTCATGGTACAACTACTAGACTCAATTGTAACCATTGTTGATACAGTGACATTGCCGGCTGCAATATATGCTTGCTGATGCTGTTGTGCAATTGCCGTAGTGCCATTGGTAACTATAAATCTTACCGTAATATTAGATGCAACGGTATATCGACTTGTGAAACTAACCATGTATATACCAGCTTGTGGAAATGGAATTGCCGTTACCGGTGGAGTAATTGGAAAATTAAGTTGTTCGTTGGTGTAATTGTTTGTGATTGCATCAAATGCAATATCCGAATTACCAGCAGCTGCCAATGTAAGACTTGTAGTACGACGCAGTACAACATTTCTGCTTAAAATGTCTGCTTGTGCTTCAATTAAATTGTCATACAAATAACGCAATGATCCGTTTGTGCCTAATTGGTTATTCCAAAGTGCTGAAGATAAATTATCTCCGGTAATAACATTAACCGGTGCTGTCCAAGTCGCCATACAACCTCCTTATAAAATCGACATATATATACTAAAATTAAACGTAGCACCAAATACACTTACATATGGTGTATTAAATGTAGTGTAAGTTACTGATGGCGTAAACGTTACATCAGGTACATTATACCGGTATTTGCATAAATCAAAAATCTCTGCATAATTATACGAATCTTGGTAGAAAAATATTGAATACACTCCCATTTTTTTAGTTGTGTATGGCGATGGTAATTCCAATCCAACATTGCCTCCAACAATAAATGAATTTGGCGTTGCCGTATTATAAGTCTGCCAGCCTAGAGCAGCACTGAAATCAAACCCTGTTAATTGCGCTACCAATTTATTATCAATATATAAGTAAACAGCTATAATATCACCACTTGGCAATCCACGTATTGAATATACGTGTGGTTTAGTAATATCAAAACTACTAGCATTGATTGTAATTGTGGCATATTCCCTGCCGACTCGAAAATGAAACCGATGAATTGTTGTTGGAGATATTTGCGACAAATCGTAATCTAATGAAATTGGAATCCAAGATGGTGAATCATTTGAATTACCGGTTGTTGAAATTATTGAAAAAATATTAGATCCACTATTAAATATCGAATCTGTTTTTGGCAGTAACTGAATCACCGCTCCAAATCCATAACCATTCGTATTAAAAAGGATATTACTACCATTGTATTTAAAAAAGCTATTATAGCTTAATCCATACAAAGACCACGAAAGCGATGTAACATCAAAAAACGTATTTTTCCATTCGTAGTATTGCGGAAGCTCCATATCATGATTTTCATCAAAATACGAAACAAGATTAAACGTGGTTGACGTGGAATAATCATTCCATGTTATAAAACTATTGCTATCAAAAGTGCCATATGGATTATCTCCATTTCTAATGGCATCCCACACAATGGTTGGTTGCGTCGTTAATGAACTGACAATTCCATCACGAATAACAATTTCAGTCATTACATACTCCGAATCTTCTGCATTAAGTTAGGTATCATCTTCTTTATATTTGTTTTCAAATACGCTATCATCAGCCTATCAGTAAGCCATCCCGTGCCTTGATGTACATCTATTTGAGATATATGCACCTGCACAAATCCACTGTATGATGCACTATTCGTTAGTGAGTATTTGATGTTGCTAATTTTGTCTATTTGCCATTTTGTATTCATCTTTTCAGATGGTACATACAAACTCATAGACCCATCCTTTTTGTAGTAAACCAATCCCAATCCTCGCACCCATCGTGATCCATTACCTTTAGGCTCTGGTGGCGGTGGATATTTCTCTACCCATGTTTTTCCACGAGCTGATAATTCCTCTAAAACTACAGGAATATATTTTTTAAATTTTCTTGCATAATCCTCTCCAGAATTATGTGCATCCAACATATGCTGAAGATTCTTACTCATATTAACTGTCATTTTCATGATTTGACTAACTCCAATCGACATCGGCAATACGGATGTATTGGTGGCGCATCATTCCAACCATTGCCTTGTGCTAATCCGTTGTATGAATTGCACTTTGGGCAAACTAATTCATCTTCAGCAGTTATCCAAACTAATTTAGTTTGTATACCAATACTAAATAAAATCTTCTGCATTGTCACGGCAAACATTGCATACATATTGGTTAATTCAGTAACGGCAATTATTTCCGCTCTGCGATTGCCAAATGGAATGTCAAGTGCTGGAGATAAATTGTCAGCATCAATGCCATTAATGATTGATATTAAATAACGACGTGTCGTATCTTCTAATTGCGCTTTGCGCTTCAAAAGATAGCTATTCCATTCAGGCGAGATTGCTAACACAATATCTACCGGATCAACACCAACACCCATCTTGCTGATTGTTTCTTTAATCAGCGATTGGTAGATATTGGTAAACGATAAATTAAGCGCAAGTGAAACTTCCTGTGCCAAACGTTGGCTAAATTGATTTACATTCAATTCAATACCAGCATTGATGGCATCACGACGAATTTTGTTCATTGCTTTGACTAGGATGTCATACAATTCTTGTTCGTCTTGTGTTAGACCACTGCCAGCATCAATTTTAAATGCCTTGAACACATGACTCAATGAATCAACATCTGCCACTGTTGATAGCAACTGTTTTAAGTGAAATGCGTCTGCTGATGGAATTACATCAGAATTAAATGACACGTCAGCTGATTTGCCAGACCGCATTGACTTAACTGCTTTTGATTTCCACTTCTGTAAATCAGGATTGGGCAGTGATTTAAGTTTTTGCGGTACGGTCGTGGTGTCGGTGTTGACCGGTAACGTTGCATTCTCTGTAGCCGGTGCAACAGCATTAACCACTTCCTCTGGTGTGTCAAACTTATCATCAATGTTCATTGGTGCATCTTGAATTGGCCCATACCCCATCATGTCACGTGCTTCATTGACGGTAAGAATTGGCGTACCAACAAGAGTAAGCAACCCTTGTGCCTTTTCAAGCTCATCACGTTGATACGTTTCAAGTTTGTCTGGACGTGGCACTAATCGGATGCCAGATCGCATAAGTAATTGCTCATTCAATGCATCACAAATCATATGCGCTTCAGGCACAATAGTGTTTTCGTAGAATGCAAGTGTATCTACTTTTGCTGTTGCATAGTTAGCAGCGTTGGAAAGTACAAGCGAGTGTGGCACGCCAAGCGCAGTAAGTGTGTCAGTGCGTGCTTGTTCTGTAAGCTCTGGATTAACCGTATCTTTAAGCGTGTCACCAATGATGATTGGTTTGATGTCAGCACGAATAGCTACGGTATTAAATGCGTTTTTTACACCAGACATAAAACGCTTCCACCAATTTTCCAGCTTTTCCATTTCAGCTGGTTGCGTTGGCCCATTAACGGAAAGTAGTGTTGCCTTGATTGCACCACGTCGCCAAAAGTTTTCAAGAAATGTATCAAGAAAATACAATGTTGCTGCGCTACGTATTGCTACTTGTGCTGGCGAATGCCCTGGCCCAACTTCATATTCAACATTTGGCATCCATACATAAATTACATCCTTAGGATCTAACCGTATTACTTTGTTTCCAACAGCACGATTAAATCCTATTAATCCTTGTTGCTCATCAAATAATGGTTTAATTGATGTTGGCAACATTGGTCGCAATTTAGCATTTAAACCGTATCGGTTGCGCTCAATATACAAATACGCTGCGCCAAACAAACATAGGTGCATCTCAATTGTGCCTAAGAGCGGTCGCATGATGCGCATAAAATCAATAATTTGAGGGGAATTGGTAATATCTTCTTCCCCTTTCATTAGAATATATGGCAATGATGAAATCGCTTTAGAGCGAATATCAACGGCACGATGTAATACCGGCACGTTTCTATATGCATTTACTACCGATAATGCACTTGTATCATCTAAGTTTCCCTGTATCAATCTCCAATACGACGGTGGAAACGCTTCAATCGGTATTGATTTTAATCCCATAGCAACAATTTCCCTCCACCACCTAGCATCGGTAATCCACCAGATACTGCGTCAACATAATCGTCATGTTTTCCCTGCGGAAACATAGAAACTTCGTCAAGAAAATCAGCTACCCAATTGCCAGCAACAAGTTTTACCTTACCTGCTTCAGCTCTGGATGCCCAAGGCATTGCTCTGGAAATCTTGTCTTTTTCCACATTCACTCCATTGATGGATACGTGAGCAATTTCTCGAATGCGCATAAGCTCTTGAATAGCTGCAATGCCATGCAACGCTTGTTCGATGTAATGAAACACCGTTGGATCTTCTAGCATATTGCGTATCATCAACTTTTGCACATCGGGCCATTCAGCTTTCAGATGAATTCCCTCTTTTAAGTATAAATTACCATCCTCATCCATTGCAATAGCAACACTTGCCGTATAGTCAGCAGATGTGCGAGTGCTGGCAGCTAAATCCCAATACCGCACCCATTGCAATCCATCTGGTGCGCTATCGACCATTGTAAACCAATCACGACGAAACATTGCACCTGCTGGATCGAGAAAGTCACCGTCAATTTCTTGCGCTCTCCATTCAGCAGTGTACGATTTATCAAGTGATTCAATAAATCCCTCTGGCAAAAATGGATTATCCCTTGAAGATGATTTGACGATGTCATACTCAATTCCGGAATTGAATTTGTAATACAACCAATTCTTACCCCTTGGCGTAGTTACTGCCCATCCTTTAGATGGTTTTTCTCGCAAACGACCAATCATGATATTCCATACTTCGTCAGCTAACATTGCAGCTTCGTCAAGCATAAACCAACCAAGATTTGGGCCACGGAGTCTATCGGGATCGTCACCAGAGCGAAACAGCACGGTGCGCTCGCCACGCAGTTTTGCTTGCATTTCGCCTTGCTTAAATGACACAAGAATATTTGCACTGCGTGTTAGCTCTAAAAATGTACGCAGTGTTGCATCTCTAAGCATAGGATACGTTGGCGCAACAATCATACCGGTACTATGTGGTGGCATTCTTAGTGCCTCAATAATACCAGCTCTTGTTTTACCGCTACCGATGCCACCAACAAACAATCGAAATCGTGCGTTACTACTCCAAAATTTTTGTTGGGGTATTGTCGATTTCGAGTGCTTGACTACCATTTGTTGATCCGGAGAGGTCGATGACATAATCAATTGCTCCGTCGTGTTCTACTACTCGGCGACCATAAATGTGTGGATGCCGTCTTTCAAGTTTCCATGCAGCTGCCTGCCATGTGCCCATATTGCTAGCTTGTTCAATGCGTGCCAACCATTTAACACTTGCCGAACCCTCAGCCATTTCCACTTGTTCTGAGAATTCAGGATTGCTTGCTTTCCATTCATAAAATGTGCGCTGAGAAATCCCAGCATATCCACAAGCGTGTGTTACAGTAGCTCCCATTTCAATAGCAAACAAGATTTTTTTAACTCGCTCTGGATTATATTTTGTAGCATTACCCACGTTGATTTCCTTTCACGCTATATCCTCGTAACGACAATTCGTTTTTGATAGCTTCGTAATCTTCACTGCTAGATAACTCTACTACTAGGATATACATTTTATCTTCTAATTGCAATTCCGGATTGTCAATTGGTGCATCGGATATTCCCATATCGGCAGATGAATGTGCAAAAAAATCACTTAAGACTTGATTGTCTGTTTGGATGTCTGCTAGCAATTCCTCAAGTTTGTCTTTATCAGAATTAGCAAGCGCACCAATAGGATCAAATGAAGCCATGATAATATCTTCTTCTTCTGGCGATAACTCAACAAGTGTAACCGGCACGGTTGGCTCATCATTGCGCAAAGCAAGTGCAATGCGTAAGTGACCATCAATAACGTGACCGGTTGTTTTGTTGACGATTACATTTTGCACCACACCAACAGTAGATAGTACATTGCTCAACACTTCTTGTTGATGCTTGGGATGTAATCGAAAGTTTTTGGGATTTGCTAGTAGCTGGTCTGGTGGCACATCAGCATATCCCTTGATGCGAATTTTGTATTTCATTTGTTTACCCATTTTTTGATGTAGTATGCCAAATCGACTAGGTAATTTTGCACACTAGGATCAGCTGACTTGCCCTCGACAAATCCTAATCTGATAAGATAGTTTACATCCCAGATTTTAGACCACACCAAATCTGTGACTTGATTCGGTGTCAGCAACGCATTAATTTGTGCTTGTAGTTGTTCAATCTGTTTTGATTGCTCTACCACTTTGGCTAATGCAGCAGCTGCCGTGTTATTCGCTGCACTTGCAGTAGTCTTAGCTTGTAGTGCTTGTGAGCTAGCACTGTTTGCCATGGCTTGGGCAGTTGCTACGCTTTGTTTAACTGCGTTGAGCGATGATTCGTCAACATTTACCACTTTGCTGGATGGCTCATCACTAGGATCAATATACCCATCAATGATTTGACCCCACTGTCCACTTTTTGCTGGCGTGTAGGAAAACCACAATTGTTTATTCATGACAATTAACTGATCGCCATTCGCATTTTCCTTAAACCAGACTAGCTCTGGTTTTCCACCTTGTACAGTGCGAAAAATGTGTGGCCCCCATGGGCCAGGATTCGTTAATCTTCCTGTCCACACTTGAAATCGTGTGCCGGTTTTGTCGATTATAAATGTACCAGCTCCATAACACGCTGCGGTAAACGGTGCTTGTACCGGTGGATTAGATTGTTCCATTGTTGTATCCTTTACTTGACTTTGTAAACAGCAAACGCATACACATCATCCATTGCCCACGAACTTGCAAACACTTGAATATCAACAACCAAAATATTTTCCGGTGTGTTGCTTAACCATTCAAGCAATTTATCGGGATCAACATTCTCATAGTATTCATTTGGTTTTAATTGCCCACCATCAGCACTATGGATAGCACGATTTAATCCAGCACACGTAATTACCACCTTTGTCGTGTCGTGCATAAATTTCCACATTGCATTGATGATGCTTTCTGAATCAACGTGTTCTAACACTTCAGTACAAATGATTGTGTGAAATGGCTTAGTTAGATAGTAATCATCTGGTGGAAATTGGTCAAACTCACGTATATCAACAACGTAATCGACGTTTTTCCCAGCAACAATATCAACACCAACATATGGTTTAAGATTCCCCCATAGCTCACGTGGCGATCCGTTAATATCAATACTTCCAATCTCCAATACCGGAGCTTCAAAGTAGTGTTCACTACGAATTCGCTTTAGCCAATCCATTGCGGATTTATGCATTACAATTCCTCTCTCTTTTCTGGTGGTAATAACTCTGCGAGTAATTCTATTATGCCATCAAAACACACATCACAAAACGTGACTCCCATGATGCCAATATAACCTTTAAACCAATCCTCATCATCAGCTGATGGATGCATAGTACATATTGAGCAGTTATCTGGTGGATTCATTGTATTCCTTTGCAATAGTTATGGTAATTGCCGAACTACTCGACGATTGGAATTGTGACTCCCACTTGATTTTGATACTTGCCGTTTTTGTTTGAGTAATTGATTAGACATTGCTCATCTCCCTTTAAAAAGATTACCTGCGCAATCCCCTCACCTACATAAATCTTAATTGGATTGGACGTTGGATTGGTTAGCTCAATGGTCAAGTAGCCCTGCCATGATGGCTCTAGAGGCGTGCAATTGACAATCAGGTGGCAGCGTGCATACGTTGACTTTCCAATCACCACACCAAGCACATCTGGTGGCATCTTAAAGTATTCCATTGACATTGCCAGCACGGATGTATGGCGAGGAATCACAAACACATCGTTTTCAACAATAACGTTGTAATCATCCTCGCTAATGTTTTTAGGATCAACAACTGATTCGTGATTGATCACTTTAAACGTATTACTAATTCGCATATCATACCCGTATGATGTTGTACCGTATGAGATGATGCCTTGACGTTTCTGGTATGGCGAATACGGTGTAATCATGCCATTCTGGCACTCGGTGTCAATCCAGCAGTCTGCCTTTAATCCCATGATAACTACTCCTATCCTAAACAGCATTCGTTGCATCATTCAATGCACGAGATAACATACGAATAATCCGAATCACCAATCGCTTTATCACGTTTTGCGGTATCTTTTCATACACCGTGTCACGCCACAACACGATAGACTCTGTTTGGTTGCTGCAACCAATCTCTACATTCAACGTTGATTCACTAATCACATATACCGATAGAAATATTGCTGACTCATTGCTTAACTTAAAACTGCGATCCAATACCTTTTTCATAATTCCTCTTTTAATCGCCGATTTGACTCAATGTACAAATGCGATGCAAAAAACTTGAGATACTGACACATCAGACGCTCGGCAAACACCATGTTCTTGACGTTGCGGTTATACTCGCATTCCTCTGGTTGCGCAGTGCATACCACGTTGTACCCTCGCTCTTTCTTACGATGCTTGACACCGTACACCATGCCTACTCGCTTTGCGGTAAACACAATACGACCAGCAATGCGCAAATCCATTCGTATCGTGTCACCCTCATCGTTGCGCTTCTTAATTACCTCATACAACTGCATTCTTCAATTCCTTATTCATACTGTTAATTTTGATAATCGACATCTGTACTATCTGCGTAATCCGAAATGGCTCAAATATAAAGTCATTGAATCCAGCTGCACATTCAGTCATGTATTTCTCATACCGCTCAATCCGGTCACTATCATCAGTGGAATACGATTTGCTCATTTCGAGTAATGGCGATCCCTCTAAGCAAATCTGATTCACTTTGTACCGCTTGTATTTGACACTCACCACTTCATGCATCACGCCAGATAACAGCACATTCTGAAATTGATATAAATCCCGTTTCTCAATCGAATGGTCAAATACCGGCTCACGAATCAAATACCAATACCCTCTGCGATATGAGGAATCCAAATCTATAGACATAGGAAGCGATTTCCACTCTGCAACGCCATAAATCAAACATACATCAGTCATTTATTTTCTCACTTTCTTTGTATTGCACGAATATGACTACAATATACCATAGACAAAAGAAAAGTGCAACCCACAAGCATTACTTGTAGGTTGCACTTCCAGATTCCCAGACCACCACCGGATTCCACGCATTGACCAGCCACCGATTACACCTATCCCGAAGTGTAACGACCAATCGCATTATACCATAAATACAAATCGCCTTGATGTATGCATCCATCAAGACAATCTGTATACGTTATTTGGCAATGCTAGTCACGAGTGGTTGACTAGATAGCTCTGGCAGTATATACGAGATTGCATCTGCCGTCAAATGGTGCGAACATAGTGAGCAATATTATTTCTTTATAATATTTCTTTATATGTATGCAAAAATTGCTATAGCACCTATGCAATAAATGCTATAGCAATTATTTCTATAGCAAAAATTGCTATACCCCATCATCCTCAAAGAAACCAATCGCATCTACCGTCACAAAGCGCAATACCACGTTAATCACCGCACTACTGATAGCCAGAAACTCCCAATTGGTCGCAGGATTTGCTTGAAATACATTGATGATGGCAATAACCAACAACAACGCATTTACCCAGATCGTTTTGCTCTTGTACCATACTTTGACCGGCATTACTTACCTCTCTCTCATCAGATTCATCACAAACTCTCATAAACTAACACTTCCACCGCTTCAACGAGGCAGCTTTTCGTGTCGGATTACCTTTTTCATCCTTAAGTGGGCCAGGCATCCCAGACATTCTGGCACAAAAGGAATCCTTTCTTGCCCCACCCTGCGGTTGTGGTGCTTTTAAATTACTTCCCGTTTCTCGATTATACTTGGCTCTGCCCTTTGCCGTTAATCCAGCACCCTTAGATACCGGCAACTTCTCGCCACGACCGACTGACAACGATGGCGTTTTCTTCTTGGGCATTCTTTCTTCCTTTCTAATAATTCATCACATATTTAATTACGATTGGCCATATTAACGCAAACACCGCAATTACCCCTCGCCACATCGCATTCTGCCTCTCTAACTCCATTAACCGTAACTCAAATCGCTCATCCTTATTGTCAATGGCACGCATTCTATCCAACACTTGCTCTAACTTGGTTTCTATACGAATCAATCGTTCTTCTACTGACTCTGCCACATTTCTTTCCTATTCAGTAATAATCGTATTCGTACCAGATAAGTAAATTGCTACGTATTCCCAAAAAATGCGCCACGGAAAGTTGTATGGATCTACCTTGCCCTGCGTGTCTATCGCTGCGTGTGGCGTTATCATCTGTATACTATCATACTTGCTCAACCACTCCGCTACCTGCTCTGCACAACTGTCTATCTGCGCTATAGGATACTCATCTGGTGGATTCCGTGTTCCTCGATTGATTAACTCAATCCCCAATGTCACACTATTCGCACTTCCCAATGACCCTACCCTCGAATACCCACAATGATACGCCGTATCCTCATCCCGTACCATCCGATACCGTGTCCCATCCTTGGTAATACATACGTGAATACTCACACCCCGTGGATTGTTCTGTAAATACCCTACCTCCGCATCTACATTCCCATTCCCACCTGTATGATGCAATACCACTACCTTTGGTACACTTCCAGACCGACCCCTACCCTTGGACGTTGCCCAACACTCAATTACATTGTACTTATCCATACCTACCTGCCTCTATCACTACCCTAATTTTATTATATCAGTATCATATTTTTATGCTATACTAAATCCAACGCCCTGATAGTTGATTAGCCTCAAACTATGGCCGTTATTTCCCCACATCGTAATGGTATTGTATCTTAGCCTTGCAATACTCATTACTCCCCACAGCAATCCCTCAGCTGTCACCCTCATTTGACAATATAGCTGGGGGATTCCTCTTTTCTTTTTGTATGTGAATAGTGATTTTCGTGCGCAATATGGAATAAAGGCACGGTCGAATCGGCGTGTTCCGTGACGTGGCATGGGCTGAGGCTTGGCGGTAGGCATGGGCTGAGGCATCTGCTGAGGCTTGGCGGTAGCCTCGGCGGTAGGCTTGGCGGTAGCCTTGGCGGTAGGCTTGGCTACTCGCAGCAAGTATGATAGTATACAGATGATAACGCCACACGCAGCGATAGACACGCAGGGCAAGGTAGATCCATACAACTTTCCGTGGCGCATTTTTT